CTGGCTTGGAAAAAAACTTGTTATAACTGACTCAGCCATATTTTTATTTTTCTATTAATTTCGAAATACTTCCAGCATTGGAATATTTGCTTATTTTTAAATTCAACCTTTGCTTTGGTTGATCCACTGCAGGGCTATATAAATGCCTATTAACAGCCATTATAGCTAAACCTGAACTTATAGCAGCATCAAACTTGGTCCTGTTATTTATATCAAATTTAGCCCAATCATTGAGAGTAGTATTAAAATACATTCCTCCGTATTGGCCGTCTTCTTTTATACCTACATGTCTATCTATATAAGATTCAATTGCAGCAGCGTGAGCTTGCTTTATATCTTCGCTGGAGTTTGGTATTCCACCTATTTCTTTTTCTGTCTTTGACAGTTTGTTCCATACTTTGTCGGGTCTATTCATAGAATAACCTCTATATCCTCTTCGTTTTAAATAATACAACAATCTAGGTTTATTGTTCTCACATAAAATAGGCATGCCATAAAAAACTAATGCCATAAGGACATCTTCAAAAAACATCTCAGCTGTTTGAGGTCTGGCTAAATACTCTAGAAAAAAAGTATTAGGAGGAGCATCTTCCATCGAGAATTTCGTAAGTCCATGAAGCGCTCCTTTAGATCCTCTGCCATCTGTTGTACCACTAATATCATAACTATCACAACCAAAACTACCAATGTGACTATTGCCTGGCGACTTAAAACCGTTCTTAACATATTGCTTATTTTGCAAATTTAACCCGGGTACCCAAGAGATATTAAATCTTCCCTGAGGGTTTGGCGTGAATTTAACTTTTGTGTCTTTTATTCCGTTTTCCCAACTAAAGCTACCTTGAGTTAATACTCCCGTATGCTTTAGATCTTCATTATAATCTATTTGCTCATATATTTTTACTAAGTTATATAAGCTATTTTGTGTTTCATCACGAAAAGCATGTTCTGTAGTCCTTGGAAATTGCCTGTAATGCTCATTTAAGCCGTCCTGGTCGCCTTTTAATCCTTCTGCTTCATTATGCCAGTGCTCAAGCACTCCAACCTCAATAGGATCACCGTATGGACCTTCTAAAGATATCTTTGGAGTATCAAATACGGGCATTCCGTACTTGTCAATGAATCCCTCATAATTCCATTCCATAGGAATGAATAAACTATAGAGTCCAGATTTTGTTTGACCATTCTTGTTTCTTTTATTTATATCCGAAGATTGATATAACTTTTTAAAATTATTACCGCCTTTGTCTAAAGCGTTCGATGTTGATCCCATCATACACTTACCTATAATTCTGCTACCTAATCTTAAACACGTTTTTGTTACGCCCCAGTTATTAAGTATATTATTAGGTCTTTCCCACTTACCGCTTTCATCGTGAACTAATAACTTTAGTTTTTCACCATCATAACTGTTATCACCTGTGTTTTTAAAGTCTATAGTTGTATCTAATCCTTCCAGTACCAATTCGTCAGAAGCTGTTTTTTGTATAGACCTTTTAGTTAGCCTTGAAGCAGGCACTCTATATGCTAGCTCTTGCTTTGGTCTATCCATACCATCTTGAATTGGCTTAAAGAAGAAAGGATAATTAACGGATATAGGTACAACCTTGTCTGTAAACATTTTTTTAGCATCCGCCCCCGACTTTGATAATATACCAAATCTTGAATCACTGGATACCGTAGCCTGATTAATAGTTTCTCCGGAAGCCATAAATGAAAATCCAGAACGTCTGTTCTTTAAATAGCAAATTCCATAACAACGTCTATCAGCCTTGCAAGCTTCCCAGAATATATAGAACAATCTATTGGACTCTCTAAAATCGGGTAATCCTACATCAATTTTTGACCATTGCAGGTACATGTAATGAGTACCAGTAATATAAGTCTCAATATTATTATTAATAAACCAGTGACCTTTTTCCCTTCTTTCAAATTGTTCGTCTATATAAGGCTCCCACCTTTGTTTGAAACTATCTAAATAATCTTTCCATTCAAATATACTCTGTATTCTTTTTAATTCTTTAGGATACTCTTCCGGTTTCCATAAGTTATCGCCTTTGATTATTTTTTTAGGGGCTTTTGGTAAAGCTATTTTTAATCCTTGTATATTATATATTTCTCCTATCTGTCCTGTTTTGCTGATAACTATTACATCAGTTTCTTTATCATAACCGTATTTCCAGTTTTTTAAACTATTACGTTTAGATAACACATTCCTTTTTATAGGAGTTACTATTGAGTAAAGATCTTGCTTATACATTACTTGGCTCTTTTTTCAGCAAACCCTTTGTAAACGTTTTCCTTAAGATCTTCTTTTGGTTTTTCGTTTAATATATCTTCTTCAGCTTGAATTCTATTTAGTATTTCAAAAGCATCAAATATAGCTAACTTTTTTGTAGCTGCTGCGTTTTTAAGTTTGTCCGCAGATAGATCATCATCAGAATCAACAATAGCTTCCTTAGCTACTTTTATCAATTCCTCCACTGCTTTTTGCCCAGCTTGGATTATATTCCTCTTCGTTTCCTTGATATTCATATTTTATTGTGATTTGATTAGTAGGCACTCTATACATTTTTTTGCCTTCCACAATAAATTCGTATTCTGCACCTGGCTTAAAGCCAACTAGATCACCAACTTCTATAGACTTAAGTTCTGGATCTTTATATTTTAATATACCAATTCCTTCTTTTTCTAGATCAATAGAAAACATTTTTGTTTCTTTTATAGGTTGAACAAAATTAAAACCCTTGCAAGCTTTCCAATCTTGATCATTTTTAAAAGCAAATATTTGATTTGGTTGAACAAAGTACTTGTCTTCCTCATAAAAGCTTCGAGAGTTCTTTTCCTTACCTCTTATATCTCTAAACCTTCTAAACACATTGTGATGTAATATTATTAAATCACCTTTACGTATGCTTGTGTCATTAAAATAAGGTTCAGAAATAACTAAACCTACTCTAGATACATAAGAGTGGTTTTGCAATTCAGTATTAAGTATCAATTCAACTCCATCTATATTTAGCTTATTGTCGTATCTACCTTCTGAGGGTGCTACAACAAAATCGGTGTAGCCTTTCATTAATACTCTAGATTATACTCTATTGCAATTGCCATGTTTTTATTAAAATCCTTCCAAGGCAATATCTCGTCTTTTTTAGATATATATATTGAGTACTTACTATCTTCTTCAATTATACTATCTATAGTATGACCACCATACACTTCCTGTCCAACAGAATAGTGCATGGCGTCACTCTTATAATCTCGTCCTATACTAATCTTGCGTATTAGGTACATTGTCTTTTATTTCACCATTAGATAGATCTACAACAACATCTCCGTAATTAGATTCTAGTTCTGACTTTAATTTGTTTAGCTCCATAACCTTTTCCTTCATTGAAGATATAAGATCACTTTTTTGAGCTTCAATTCCACCTATCTGCATTTGGATATTATTAACCTGTTCTATCGCTACTTTAATTTTTAGTAGTTCATCAGATGTAATAAATCTTTGTCCTATTACAGGCACGTCTTGTTTTTTTGTTCTTTTTTTTGTCATTTTGATTAAATTTAATATTAATATTCCGTTATTTTACTTATTACGTGTTTTTGCTTGTTATTGATTTAGCCTTTTCATAAGAACGTCCTACAAAGTAAGCTCCGTATGTTGTAACCAATAGAGTTTGAAATATAGGTATGTATTCTTCAGCTACTTTAAACTCCCCTATATTACCATCAAAAAAAGCACAGGCAGTGAATATAACTGTTAGATATATAAGAACCATAGGCCGTATATTCTTTGATAAGAAAGAATCAGATTTCATATCTGACTCCCACCTTTTAGTTACTTCCCTTTGCGCATCTGCTTCAGCTTTTTGCAATATAACTTCTATTGCTTGTTTAGCTTGTAGCTTTTCTTCTTTGCTTGTTATAAGGTTATCGAGAACGCTGCCAACTTCTTTGACAACGCTCCCAGTAAGCCATGACCATATTTTGTCCATTTATCTTTTAGCTCTTCTTGCTGTTCTATTTGCAATTCTTTTATTTCTTCTATTGTCCCTGTTTTCTTGTCTAGTTTCTTGCCTATTTGATCTGTTTGATTTTCTTGTTTCTACCCTAACTTCTTTTTTGGTTTTTACTACTTTAGGAGTTATTTTTATTTCAGGAGTTTTAGTCTCTAGCGATTTTTTTACTGAAACTTTAGGTTTTTTAACTTCTTGAGTTTTAACTTTATTATCTAATACTTTTGCCTTAGGTTTTTTTGCACGATACTCACTGCCTACACCTTTTACATCTTCCATTTTCTTAGGATTGTAAGTTTTCTCTGTATTTTTTTCAGAATTTACAGTAGCTCCCGCTCCTTTCCCAATTTTAGTATTACTATAGGTAGTAGTACTTTTTGTTCCGCGACCCTGACTTTTTAAATGAGCTTCTTTTTTATCATTTAACATTTTTTCCCGCTTAGCTCTGTTAGCAGCTTGACCTTCGCTGCTTGCGTTATAAACAAGTCGATCAACAATATTAGGGCCCGCTTCTTTTTTAACTTGCTCTACGGTTTTACCTTGTTTTCTAGCTATTTTTTCGTACCCTGTTTCTTTAAGGGGAGACACCTTCATAGGTACACCTACGTTTAATAAAGGGTTTGTAACTCCACCTTTAGTTCCCTTTTGAATCTTTGCTGTAATCGGAGTACAGCCTTTCTGTTTGTATGCCATCTTATTTGTTTTTGTATGGTAATAATTTGTTTAATACTTCTTTTCTTTTCGCACAGCCACAACCGCCTGGGATTTTATCGGCTAATCTTTTTATGCCAGTTGCTTTAGTAAATTTTTCTATCGAGTCTCCTAGTCCTTTTGATTCCATTAGCATTTCCAGTTTCTTCTAGCAATATCATTTGGACAATCCCCATTTTTGTCCGGATCTTTGCATTTTTTAATACCTGCAGACCTAGCACAATAAGATTTTTTCCTTGACCCACCACCTGGTTGAGGCGCTTTTAAATTGCCACCAGTTTTATTGTTATAGGCTCTTCTTTCAGAGGCACTCATGCCTGCAGTATAAGCCTTAGTTCTTTTAGCCGGTGACTTTGCGCAACTTCCTTTTTCCTCCTTCTTTTTACCGGGCACTGGAGAATACCCTTCCCAGCATCTTTTCAATACTGGGGATTTAGGTTCTTGCTTGTATGCCATAATTATTACTTTTTAAAATAGTTTTTCTTTATAGGAGCTCGCATTTTAGCTGCAGATAAAGCAACGTTTTTTGCACCAAATTCTGAAGCAAAATCTCTCATTTTTACATTCTGCATCCCGGCTGGTTTGTATTGATTAACGTCTGTGTTGAAGTTAATGGTATTTGAATTGCTTACAGCTTCTTTAGCATTACTAGCCGCCATGTCTTGTTTAAGTTGGTCCTGAGCTATTTGAGTATCATCACTAAAATCACCTTTTGTTTTAGCTACATCATCTCTACGATATGATTGATCTAGCCCTTTGCCCGAGGCTTGCCCTTTTGCTGCATTAGACGCTCTATTTTTAAAGGATTTTGTTTCTGCTGCTCTTTCCTCCGCTTTAGCTTTTTGTCTAGCGTCTTTTAAAAAATTTCTTTTTTCTTTTCCTTTTAGTTTTTCTCCTGTTTTTTCCGCCACTCCTTCATCGTTAACAGTATAACCTCTGGATTCACTACGAGCTGTTTTTATTTTACCTCTACGAACATCCTTTTCAGCTTTCTTAGTAACACGATTCATCTCGCGTTGTTCTATATCTCCTACGTTTGTGCCAAAATCTTGCTTAAATATTTCGGTAGCAGTATAGTTCGTTTTATCGGGGGTACCTGGCTTATCCGGTTCAAAATCTCCAGTCCCTACCTGATCCCTGGGAGCATCTTGGTTCTTAGATCTCCAATCTTTCGCTTCTTTTATTTTATCTTCAGACCAGCCTTCAGCTCTTAAGTCGTCCCAAGTCTTATTTCTAGTTTTTTCTTTTCCTTTTTCACCGGGTGTTCCTTCCTCAGTGCTTTTGCTTATAATATCTATGCTGGGATCTTTTTTACCCTTTTCTATATTTCGGCGATCATTATCGACTAGGTCATTATGAAGTGGGCTACCTGCTCTTTTTGTTATTGGTGTTGCTTTATACATCTTATTATTTTTTATATGCCTCGGCTTCCCAAGGTAAGTTATGAGCGCCTTCTTCCATAGTTGCTCGCGAATATACTCTAGCTGGTGATTTTGTATCTTTTTTCCAAGTTACAGTGTTGTCGTCATACTGCAATCTACCTTGTTTCATCTGGTCCATGTGAACTTTCTCATGTTCGATTGCCTCCTCTTTGTTTTTACCTTTAAGACTTTTATCAATAAATATAGTTCCGTCGTTATTAGCCTCTGCTAAAACGCCACCACTTTTTAACTCCTTCTTAAATACTGGAGTATCGTAGGTAGAGCTTTCTTTGTCTATACCTATCATTTGTGAAAAGTCTTTAAGTTTAAATCCCATTATCTTTCTTTATCATTTGACATATCATCTATAGCTTTGTTAAAAGTTTTATCTGTATATGTTTTGTTTTTGTAAAACACGCTTCTACTAGATTGAGGCAAATCTTCTTCGCCTAGTAATATTCTATAAACTCTTGTTATAAGTAACTTGGCTTTTCTAGACATTTGATAAACAGCATATTTAGACGATGTTCTATTTCGTTCTTTAAAAACGTCGATCCATCCGTCTCTCCTTAATCTCTCCCATCTATTCTTATCCCAAGTATAAGTGTAAGCTCCATTAATAAAGTCTTGTCTTCTAAAAAGTTCCTTGCAGTCTAAATACACCAATAACTCAAAATCTGCACTTGATAACTCGTATGTCTTAGTTACCCACCTTCTAGTCAACCTATAATATTTAAAGATATTCATATCTCTTAAATCCTTTGGCGACAACCTCATTCTACTAGAACTATATCATTTGCTTTTATAACGTACAACATTTTTCCATCCCAGTCAATACCAAACCCTGCGTGTTTGTCGTACCTTATTATGTCTCCCTCTTTTATTATGGGTACGTTTTCACCAACGCTTACAACGTTGGCTCTAATATATCTTATATCCGTGTTCTGTTTATCCGTCAATTCTAAGCCCGCTACTGTCTTAGGAGCTTCCTTTATTTTTTCTACAATTACGTAGTAATTTATTGCCTGCATTATGCTAATCTTTTATTACTGATTACACAATCTGCAGAAATTATAGTAGTAACAACGCTAACTGCATTCTTCAGCGCTGACTTTGTAACTAACACTGGATCTATAATACCAGCTTTAATCATGTCAACTTCTTTTCCAGTAACTACATCAATACCTCTATTCTTTTGTTTTGGATCCGCCATTGAGTGAATGCCTGCATTTGCTAATATAGTTGTATAAGGAGATTTAATTGCTTCTAGCAATACCTCTTCGCCTCTGTTACTTGGTTTAATTTTATTAGAAGCATTAAGTAAAGCTATTCCACCTCCAGGAACAATACCCTCCTTATAAGCGGCTTTTGTCGCATATATGGCATCTTCTACTCTAGCTTTCTTTTCTTGTAATTCTACTTCCGAATCTGCCCCTACGAATATAACACCAACTTTTCCAGTTAGCATTGATAAACGTTGTTCTAATTTTTTCTTAAAGAATGGATTAGTCTCTTCTTGTAACTTAGCTATTACGCCTTCAATTCTTTCTTCTAGCAACTCGTTATCAGGTTCTATTTGCAACACTGTGCTTTTATCGCCTGTAACTGATTTAATAGCTTCTCCTAATACACTAGGATCTATAAGATCTAAATCATCTCCTAATTCTTCGTTTATTACTTGAGCTCCGGTCAGTATGGCTAAATCTTCTATAGTTTCTTGTCTTGTTGGGCCAAAACCAGGCGCATCGATAATATTTACTTTAATATTACCCTTTACTTTATTAGCCATTAATGTAGCGAACGGCTGTTGTTCAACTTCTGCTACTATTAATAAACTACGTTTGTTCTTTACGACGTGTTCTAAGACACTTTGTATCCTTCTTATATTTGGTATAGGAGAAGATACAATAAGGACACACGGGTCGTCTAAGACAGCCTCACCCTTGTCTTTGTTTGTTGCAAAATGTGGAGACTTTAGTTTTGAGTCAAATTGTACTCCTTCCACAAAATCAACATAAGTTTCATTTGTTTCGGATTCTTCCATTAATACTATTCCGTCTTTACCTACTCTTTCGTAAGCTTCACCAATTTTACTACCAAGCTTTTCGTCATTGTTACAGCTTATTATTGCAACATTTTTTAACATTTCACCCTCAACTGGTACACTGATTTTATCTAAGTAGTTTTTTACTTTTTCAGCACCACTTATAATGCCAGCTTTTAAATCCCTTACAGATGTATCTTTTTCTTTGTTAGCTTCTTCCAATAAAGAGTCAGCTAAAACGGTGGCGGTTGTTGTACCATCCCCCGCTTCTCTAACTGTATTACTAGCAGCTTCCTTTATTAAGGTAGCCCCTATATTTTCAACCGGGTGTAATAAGACTACGCTTTCCGCAACGGTTACTCCATCTTTTGTTATTACCGGTCTACCTAAGGCGTCTTCAAAAATTACACACTTACCACTAGCCCCTAATGTGGACTTTACCGCGTTTGATAATTTCTTGACACCTTGCATTATTTCTTTATTGGCTTGATCGCCAAACGTAAGAGTTTTCACAATCTCACTTGGTCTATTGAATTCCATTTAATTATATTTTAATTACACTTAATATTAGTCTATGTATAATTATTACGTGTTGTATTTATTTATTTAATCCTCAGTTGGAATAGGCTGCCCTATTATCAATGATAAAGACGTTGGATTAATTTGCTCATCTATTTGATTAGCTATTATAAGCTCTCGCGCTTCTACTGCTTCCGGTCCCATTGCTGATATAACCCAATTGGTAACTATCTCATTAGTTAAATCTTCAAAAGGAATAAATTCCGTTATAGTTGAAGTGTCTAACAGTTGAGTGCCTACTGTCGAAGCTTGATAAGGTTGCCCGTTAGGCATAGTGTCCTCGTTACTAGCCCCTAAAAGGTTCCAGTGAACATTATACACCACATCTGGATTTTCATCCTCTACAGGATAAGCGTCTACTCTTGTACAATTCCATAAATAATTTACTGTCATAATTTTTATTTTTATTTTTAATCTATAAATATTTCTTTCCAAGATCCCTTTTGACCATCACCCTCCTTTATGTAGCCTCCTGTTATTTGCTTCCAAGAAGTTGCTGATCCAGGAATTGCACCTTGATCTACCGCTACCCATCCATTAAGTACATTTTTATAAGCGCCATTTATTTTTATTTTACTAACATACCCAGTCGGTGGCGGTGGTGGTGGCGCGACATTACTTTGGAATATTGTCGGTAAAGAATATAAATCGTTTGAACTACTCCAAGTTATACTAACAGTTCCCGCAGTAACAGCTAAATAGCCTGCATAGATCTGTGATGAAATATTGGCATAACCCGAAGGGTTATTATCAAATAATATGCTTGGAACCGGAGAATTATTGCTACTTACTGTAGCGGTAGCTTCGTGAATAAAAGGTATCATATACAAACCTGTTCCTGTAACTGAGGGGGATGTAATAGACGAACTTGTTACCTTATTAGCCGCTCTAGTTACTAGACTCCAACTGCCTACTCCCGCATCATTGTAATAAGATATTATAGAACATTTACTCCCACCCCTATAAAAAGTGCCTGAAATACTAACGGTATATGTGCTTGGTTCAGATGCTCCCGCTACTTTATAAGCTCCATATATCCAAGAACCCCCACCTAAATCTGTATCGTTTTGATCATATATAGCTGTAAAGCCTGAGGGCCAAGTGACGCTAGGTCTAGAGGCGATATCCCCTGACATCCATATAACTATCAAGTCTCCCTCTACAGTTCCGGTAGGTTTAGCACCTGTTGGGCTACCCCTAAAATAACCGGTTTCTGTGCCAAATTTTGTTGTGCCTCTAAGTACTAACGCCATTATGTTTCTCTTTGAAAATAAATAGTATTTGGAAAAACTCCTGCCAATGCCGGCGGAGTTGCCGATGTACCTATTATTATATTCCTTGTAGCCTCTGATGATTCAGCACTAGATACAACACCTGTTGTAGTACCGGGTTGCCCCAATTTTCTTATACTAAAAAATGAGTTTGCTGCAACTGTCGTGCTTGTTACCGCATTATCATTATTTTGTGACGAAGATACCCCTACTATGTCGTTTATTACTAATTGTTTTGTTATCACCAATACAGCAGAGTTGGGAGCTCCACTACTCATAGTACCGCTTATTCCCGCTGAAGACTCAGGTCCTATAGCTGTCCCGTTTATGTTAATAGTGAATAAATCAAAAAAGAACTCCCCTGCCGGAGTACTCGTAGTAGCTATTGAAAATGATATTTCATAAAAACCGCTTTCCGGTATTGTAACGCCTGCAGCACTACTGGTCCACGTTTGCCCGGACGACAAAACTTGGGCACCTAGAAAATTACCCGCCGCCATAGTGGAGGTGGTATTCACAAGTACATTGTTTAATATTGCTGTGGTTAACAACGAAGGTGTTCCTGTTGGCACATCTTGCCAAGTAGAACCGGTTGGTGTAGCTATTAGTGCTTTTCCTGGTGACCCTGGAGATCCGTCAGAATCAAACATTTCACCACTTACGTGAATGTCATCTGTATACATTATTTTTGTTCCCATATAATTTTATTTGTTTACCAATTATTTGTGACTATGTTAACCCATCCGTAAGTGCTGTCATCCGTTCTCATATACATATCAATATAACTATTACTAGCTTTAGGAGTACCAATATTAAGGTCTTCCCTGTACCTAAGAGTGCCTGCTTTATCTGAATTTGTGGTAGAAGTTTCAGTGTCATTAGCCATCTGAATTCCACCGTTAACTTGTAGTTTAGATTGAGGAGTATCAGTTCCTATTCCAACATTAGCTGCCGAGTTATCAAAACCGGTAGGCGATACAATAGAAAGGTGAGAAGCATCTACATTTTGAAAAGATGCTGTGTTTTCGGCTAAATTAGACCTAAAAGCTATATCCTTAGAAGAACGCATAAGCATAACCGAGCCGGAGGGCTGAATACCCGTATCGGGAGTTGTTGTCCCTTTTTGCAAGCCCCATTGAGCAGCAGGATTATTACCATTTCTAATTGCAATATACTTAGTTTCAAAACTACCATCACCTGCAATCATAACTTCTCCCGAAGTTTGCATGCTATATATTGTACCGTTAACTGTTAGCTTTTTTGATGGGGTTGTCGTTCCTATTCCTACACCAGAACTAGAAGAACTAGCCATTGTTATGTCATCTGTAGAACCACAATCTAAAAGAAGATTTGCATTACTAAGTAGGGTTACTTCTTCGTCACCTCCTGTTATTCCTAAAAAACCTCTTAAAATACTTGCGTCACTAAGTGTAAGCCTTCCTCTTGAATTAGCAGTTCCAAGTGTGTTTATATCTAGTAGTACTTGGTTAGCTCCAGTGCTTCCATCCCCAATTCTAAGTTTGTCAAAACCCAATCCATCACTTACAGAAGTAAATGTTAATTTTGAACTACCTTCAATACTATCAGTCGCATCACCAACTGCTAATTCTGTTGCAGCTATAGTCCCGCCGATTCCTCCGCCACTTGACGCATTTACCCATTCTGTAGTAGTTCCGCTATTTGTAGAGCTTAATACTTGTCCGTTAGAACCTGCGGAGTTAGTAGAGTCATAATACGCGCCCTCGACCCTTATGTTGGCGTCTAAGTGCAACTGTTGAGTTGGGGTAAAGTTATTAACGCCTAAAGCAAGCTTAGGAGCTGCATCTCCAGTTAATCGAAATCCTGTGTTTGTGGAATTACTTATTGAAAAATCACCGTCGGAAGCCATCGAGATGCCACCGTCAGTGCTGGTTGGACTAATAAAACTAATAACCCCGACGTTGTTCGCATCGGACTCTATTGTCATAGAGGTAGCTTTTCCTGTATCTTTTATATGCAAAATAGTATCTATACCAGTCGTCCCGATCCCAACGTTGCCGTTATAATCAATTTGAACTTTAGTGTCGCCACTTTCTTGAACTCTTAATATACTGCCGCTAGTTCCTCCAATTGTATTCATTCTAAGGCCCGAAGTTCCGTTTGTAGCTTCAGCAGTAAAAATAGGAGCAGTATTACTAAGCCTAATATCTCCACCTGAAATATGTAACTTAGTACTAGGACTAGTCGTTCCGATACCTACGTTTCCTGCTGAGGTAATACGCATTTTTTCTGCTCCACCTGACTGAAATATCATATCACCAGTGTACCTAGCGTTTAACGTCAACGAATTACTGCTTGATAAAATGGTTCCCACTACCCCTGAGCTAGATTTTATATCTATATTTGCGGAATCCATAGTAATAGTTCCAGTCATCGTCCCACCTGCTAGCGGTAAGTAAGGTCCACCAGAGGCGTCTACTAAGTTAGCTAGTGTTACACCTCTAACTCTACCAGAATTCAATGCCAATATAGTTGTAGGGGTTACTAAGTCATCAGCGTTACCTATATATAGATTATTTGAAGCACTTATATTTCCTATTACGTCTAATTTATATGAAGCGTTAGGACTAGTCGTCCCGATCCCAACGTTGCCACCATTAAAGAAAGAGCTAGAATTAGTTCTAATCCTTACTTTTTCATTTGACGAAGTGTCAAACATTTGAAGCCAAAGGTATCCACTTGTATCTTCGTAAAAACTTCCACCCGATACGCCATTACTTGTTGCAACTCTAAAAGGAACTGTATTTGTTGATGAACTTGCAATATCTAACTTAGCCCCAGGACTAGTCGTCCCGATCCCTACGTTTCCAGATGAATTAATATAAAGTCTATCAGAACCTGCTGTTCTTAGAGATAGAATATCATTT